TCTACTAATGGCACCAGTGCAACATCAATCTCATTGTATAATGTTCCGTATTGGAATACTGATTTTCCCCATAAACGCTTGTATGGTTGCTCGTTTGCAATCTCGTTGCCTTGTTCTATGTATTCAGATAGATACTTTTTGTAAAGTTCTGATTTAATGTTTTTGTATTCGTTTGTAAATATTACTTCTAAAAATTGATAGACTTGATTAGCACCGAATCCGCCTAGACATAATTGAAACTTATCACTTTTTACACCTTTGAAAACTTCATTAAAGCCTTCGTACATTAGTCTAATATCTTTGTGATGGTATATTCCACCTATCCAACCTAAGCGCAACCTATCTGCGTTTATAGGCTTGTTTTCAAATTGTAATTCTGTTGTATCAATAGAGTTTGAAAGTACTTCTACATTGCTATTATGTTGCTTTATTCTATCAGCAAAATGTTCAGTAGTGCATGTAACGTAGTCTGCAAGTTCTAAGCCTGTAACCGTTTGCTCGGCTATTTTATTATCTTCGTATGCTTTAAAAAGTTCGTGTGTTGGGTGTAACTTCCAGTAATCGTCAATATCAATTAGTACCTTGCATCCTGCATTTTTGCAGCGTAGAATAATATCCTGCGTTTTAAATTGATAGTCTATTATTCTTAGAAATGATACTATTTGAAAGTCTTTTAACTGCTCATCCGTAACTAAATTAATATCATGGCAGGGTATTACTTCGTATTCACCAGGATAGTTCCTTTCTAAATTAGTGTGCGGAATCAACTGTCGATGGTATGTCAAACCAGTATGATTAATTTGTGTTACTAATAGTATTCTTATCATTTATATTTCTTATTATTTTTTCTCTTAGTGTGATAATATGCTTCCGTACTGTCTTGTATGGTATTTTAGTTCTATTTGCTACTTCCTGATACGATCCACATTCAGCATATATTTCAAGTAATTTAGCAGATGCAGGATAAATATTCTTTGAGTTACAATAGATTACTTCCTTCCTTAATTCCTCCTCCACATCTATAAAAATAGTTTCGTCAATTAGTTCGTATTCAAACATATCAGCATACACTACTCTGTCTTTATATTGCTTATTAAACTCGCTGCGTTCACTCTTTGCATTGATGTAAATAATTCTAGCCACATACATTCTAAGCCCTCCCGATTCACTTAATGCAATCAACTTCTCCTCATTCATTTCCATTAAATAAAGAACTACGTATTGGAATAAGTCTTTGTAAATATCCCCTATGCCACAAACCTGCTTACAATAGTTAAGGTATTGTTTATCTTTGTAAATACCTTCTATTATTTTGTTGCGTTTCATTTCGCAAAATTAATTTATTATTTCGAATGATGAATAACTTTTAATATATTCCTCTGAAAAGAATGCTACAAAGTATGTCATTGTTTTTTTATTAGCTACTAAAAACACATTGCGTAAGCTCTTATCCCTAACTTTTATTTGATATTCTTTTTTTGCTTTATCATAACTGGATTGATTTATCCGTTCGATACTGATTTCAGTTTGTTGGTTCATATTATTTATTTTTAAGGATTAATATTTCTGCTAACAATTTTTTATTTAAAAAATCTAACTTAATTTGCTCTTTTGTAATTTGCTCAACAAATTCATGAAGCTTGTAAATGTGAGTTATTATTCCATCTGCAATATTTATTTTATTTTCAGCATCGGGATAATTGCCATGCAGGTTCTTTTCTTTTGCTTGGTTCAACTTTAGTTCCATCTCCGAACGTAAGTACTCCATGTCGTATAATATTGTTCTATCTACTATCATTTTAAAATGGGAATTGCTCTATTGGTTCACTTTTTACTGATTCAGTCCAGTCATTACTCGGCTGTAATTTACTTTCGGTTATTCCTTTTGGTAAAAAATCGTTCATTGTTTCACAAGAATATAACTGTTGATTACCTTCAAAACAGTAGTATCTATTCTTTTGCCAGTCCCAAAATATTGATGCTTTGCCAGTTTTACCTACTCCTTTTGGCTTTGATTTCTGTATGATTACATGACCTTCATTGTGTGCGTAGTTCATTCCGTTGATATCCTTTTGCCAAATATAAGGCTTATAAATTAATATCATTGTGAATGCTCTGCGCCACCATGTCCTACCACCTGCCCATTGTGTTGGTAATGCAGGTGGTAAATAACTATGTCCTGTATCTTTATCCTGTTTTGGCATTACATCAGCAACGTGATTAATTAAAATATCAATTCTTTGATGCTTTTTACTTGAAATGCGGACTTGCTTTAAAGCATAAGCTAAGTATTTATCCTCCCTTCCTCCAAAGGCTGTAACATCGTCTTTTATATCGTTAAACGGATCAAAGGTGGTGGTATCAAATTTTATCATTAACTCATCCTCGCATTGTTCAACTAATGAATAGAACTCATCAATACTAAAATCTTTATCATGGTCTGCAATGATAAAATGCTCTGAAATAAAATACTCTGCTTTTATTTTTTCCGATTCACTAGCCCATTTGTAAGGCTTCTGTAAGTACTTATGCAATAATTCATGATAAATATGCTCTATGTTGCCACCTTCACCGCAATAAATAAAATGCTTCCATCCGTATTTTATACTGGTATTCATCAATATTTCAAAGCAGAACTCTGTTTTACCTGCGCCAGGATTACCTGCAATGAACAATGGATAGCCTTTCTTTAGCATAAATAACGAATCTAAGCATACTAATCCTGTTGATTTAAGGTTTTCCAATCCGTTCTCAGAAAATGCCTTTAATTCGTTTATTTTATTTTCTAGTCTAAAGTAGCCCATCGGTGTACGTATTTATTTTATTCATTTTTTGATATGCTATAAAAATATTCTGTATCCCTTTTTTGCTATCATAAGCAATATGTCCCATCTTCATTTTGTCAATTATTTCCTTTAGTAGATAACTGCTCATACCGGGAGCTAGTTCTATTAAACATTTAGCCCAACCCTCTAGCATACTATCTGATATTGGATAGGCAACCAAATAATTGACATGATATAATTCTTTAATTAAATTAGTTGTGGTATTTGCTAATTGGCTTTCCGTTGCTGTCCTTGTTAGTTCCATTTTGATTGTTTTTAAGTTCAAATATTCCTTGCCATCCATTTGCCATAGACTGGTTAATTATTTCGATTGCAGTTTCATTATTATTATTTGATAGCTTTATTAATTTGTTTTTTAGTGCTTCCTTTGAAGTTTCTACAATTGGTTTTTTTAGTTCCTTCCTAAATTTATAAAAATTATTCAAAGCAATTTCTAAAGGTGTAATATTATTATTTAATAATATTATCTCACTATCACTATCACTATCGGGTTGTTTGGGTTTCTTTGGGTTCGTAATTAACCCACTGGGTTCTTTGGGTTGTTTTGGGTTCTTTGGTCTGCCACCCTTTAATCCATTAATACCATTACGATTGCAGATGTTTTCATACTTTATTAAATCCCTTTTCAATGACTGCTTTATAGGTTCAAAAGTCAAATTAATAATTAAATTTTCAGATTCAGGGTTTTTATCATTAACATATTTTAGGATGTGTAAGAATAATTCTCCTGCTAAATCCTTAGGCATTTGTTCAATCGTATGTATTAAGTCGCAATAAAGCAAAAATGATTTTTTATTTTCAGCCATAAATAATTAGTATAAAAACGAAAAGCCCCTTAAATGCTGGTTAGAGCAAATAAAGGGCTTCGTTGTGCCTAAATTTAATTAGGCAGTATTGAATATCATTCTAACCAATGATGTAATAATAATTTTAAGAACGTGCAAAGATAATAAAATAATTGAAAAAACAAGTTTATTTTTAAAATAGTTTTACCTTCGCTTTGAACGTGCGGAAGATTAGAATAGCTGCATAATAGATTCTTTTTCTTCAACAAATGATTTATGATTATTTGCATTCAGATTAAAATAGCTTTCTTTTAATTCAATTGAAATACTTTTACGGTTCATTTTTATAGCAGTGCAACCCTCCGAACCAATGCCACCAAATGGACTTAAAACTGTTTCACCTTCATTTGAATATAAATGTAATATCCGTTCAATGGTATCTAATTGCAAAGGGCAAATGTGCTTTTCATCATTCCCATCACGACCTGATCTGTATTGAAGCGTTCTGCTATAGTCTATGTCCATCCAAACAGGAGATGCGTATTTTTGCCATAAATCAACTGGTAAATAATTACCTTTTGATTCGTCTTTATCTTGGTGAGTTATTGGAGTTTCATTTACACCTTCGTTACGAAAAAATAATACGTAGTCAGGAATACCAACTCTAGACATTACACTATCCTTTTTAATGGTTTTATGAAGTAATCCCAATGCTTTAGTTCTTTGCATTTCGGTAACTGGATTTTTCCATAATGTTACTTTTGCATGATAAATAAATCCGTTATCTTGAAACCATTTAATTAACATTCCGCTAAAATCCCTCAACCCAATATACCCTTCTTTACCTTTTTGAATAGGCAAATCCATACAGTGAATTGCGCATATCCTACCTGCCTTTAAAGTTCTTTTTAATTCAGGAATAAGAAACTGAAAATGTTCTTCAAATTGCTTGTAATTCGACACGTTGCCCATATCCTCCTCTTTATCAGAATATACATACAACTCTGCGAAAGGTGGCGAAAACACAATTAAATCAGCACAATTATCAGGAAGTGATTTAGTTTCCTTTACACAATCTCCATTTATCAAATGGTAGTTTTCTGTTTTAATTTCTTTATTTTTTATCATAACTTTCGATTTTTGTTTTTTATAATTAGTTT